TGAGGATGACAGTATAATATATATTTGAATCCTTGACATCCCATAATTTCGCAACCTCTGTTTTTGAGAACGGTTCACGGTTGTATGCGTTGGGATTGCCCGCCTTTTTAATGTCGAGGTATTCGACAAGGTTTCGTTCTTTTGGAATAATCTCATGAATCACAGCGTATTTGTACATCAGACCGAATAATATTTTTAATTTCCGGAGTGTAGGATAATTTTTGCCGGATTCATCAACGACCATTTGCAGGTGGTCGAGTTTTACATCAACAAAACGCATCCGTGCAAGTTTATCACATAACGCCCATGCTGCACGGTAGCCTTTGACGTTGGAATCACTGACAGTCGGAAAATGTTCATCAGACCATCGCTCATATACATCCTCGAATGTAACCTTTGCAGCATTCACATCATAAGGATTTGCATTGAACTCCGCAAGTGCGGTCAATGCCTCTTTGCGGGTCGGGTAATATCCGACGACCGTATATAATTGTTTTGATTTACCTGTTTTCGGGTCGTTTTCCCATCCTTTTGTCTTTTTGGCGACATAAGGATTCCGGCGATTTCCCGATAACTTGTAAACCGTTCCGAATCCGTTCGGTAGTTTCATAAAATCACCATCCTAAAAAAGAGTATAAAAAATAAAACCAATGCAAAAAGCACGGTTTTATGATAGAATGGTGTTTGCGGGAACATTCTGTCAGTGCCTTTTGCAGTAGCATGAGACGGAGGTTTCACAAAGGCGATTCGTGTTGCAGCACGGGTCGTCTTTTTTGTTACGATTTTTTATATTTTCGACCGATGACGATTGAAAATATACCTCCGACAATCGCAACAGCACCGCCAAGCGGAGCAATTAACAATAAAACAAGACCAACGAGGATAAGCAAAGCACCGATAACGGTGAGCATTGCACTATATACACGATTCGTTTTGCTTGATTCTGCGTTTTGAACAGGAGCAGGAATGACATCAACAACCGTTGCAGCAGTCGAGGATTCATTTTCGTTTGTCTCCGGAGCAGAATCATATATATCTATACTGATAACACATCCATATTTCAGACCGGAATCACCTCCGGTGATGTCATCAACAGAAACAGCAAAATAACAATCCTTATATTTCTGATAGATTGTCGCAGCCAATTCTTTCGAGACATGTCCGATGCAGTTTCCGAGAGCATCCGTCACAGCATAGGCGGGTTCGTTTTCGTATTCATGATAATTCAGCAACAGAGCCTCTCCAACAGACAAGCCGGAAATGATGTCCTGTCTGCTTGTTCCGTCATCATTATCAAATGACACTCCGACAACTCTCGTTGTCATGCTTTTCAAAAGTTCACTCATGAAAACACCTCCATTCTACAAGTGAATAACACATACTGTACTCTTTTCATTGTGAAAGGAGGTGGACAGGATGCAAATTCGTTTGTGGGAAATGAGAACCGCAAAAGGTCTCACATTGATGGAGTTGGCGAAGAAATCCGGAATCGGAAAATCGACGCTCAACAACATCGAAAACGGTAAGGTGTCACCGACATTGTTTCAACTTGAAACGATAGCGATTGCACTGGAGGTCAGAATCACAGACCTGTTTGAATCCGAGTACAAATAAAATTATTATAGCATGATGTGACGAATGGTCGTCCGTTCGGAGAGATATTTCCACAATTATGGAAATGATGTCCGATTTTTCCACAATCATGGAAAAATGTGCTATTCTGTACTACGGAAAGGGGTGGTGTTCCCTTGCATTACAAAGAGACTATCATTGAGTTAGTCGGTAAGATACAAAGCGAAAAAGTCCTCAAGAGGATATATAAATTCGTTTTATATCTGTACACCCACGAGACTGGCAGTTGAAAAAGACTGTCAGTCTTTTTTGTTTTCTGTTCTTAAAGAAATGTAATAATCAACAAGTCTGTCAAATGCCTCAATGTCATCATCCGAGGCATACAAGAGCATTTTTATCATATTTTTTCGGGTCTCATTTTCACCCGCCATGATGCGGTCGATTCTTTCAAAAAAGTCATCGTCGGTCTCGACGAACATTTCTCCCTCTCCAGTGGTCAGCCACATATAATCAACACTAAACTCTCGACAAATGGATTTTGTCATCTGTTCGGTGAGATTGCGGTTTCCTTTTTCTATATTGGAAATTGCAACTTTTGTCACTCCAAGTCTATCTCCGAATTTCTCAAGAGTAAGACCGAGGGAATTTCGCACCTCTTTGATTCTTTCGCCTTGTGTCACATGCGTCACCTCCTTATTTGCTATAAGAATAACACTGAAAAACAGAAAAATCAATAAAAAAGTAATCAGAGATAACAAAAAAGTGTTGACAAAGTAATCTGCGATAAATATAATGTAATCAAAGATAACAAACAGGAGGACAAAAACATGAAATCAAATACAAAGCAGGTCAGAGACGCAGTCAAGAATTTAATCATTGAAAAGGGTGCAAACAACATCCTCAACCGCCACATCACAGAGGTGGTTGAAAGAATCGGTTGTACATGCTGCGACGTGCAGAACGCAATGAGTTATTTCAGATACTCACCGCAACAGGCAAAATTCAGAGAGTGCTACTTCTAAAGGGTAGCACCTCAAACAAAGGGCAGGAGGAACGGAAATGGAAAAAGAAAGATATTTGAAATATGTGAAAATCTGCGAGAGAGCAGAAAGAATGAAAATTGATACAGGTGATCGCATGGGAACACTGATGGACATTGAGAGTGCAGACAAGAAATTCAACATGAGACTGGATGACTGGTTGCAAGCAGATGATTTCAATTTCGCACATGACTATTGTGGTATTCAAAACAATATAAAACGAGGAGAGTTTCCGGCAACGGATTTCGGATTTTTCCTCCCAAGATTCGCAGGTACACACTAAAAGCCGAAACGGGGCAGCAGTCACCCCGTCAGCGTCCGGATGGCGACCGACGCTCTGACGATGGCAAGCCGAAAGACAGCGTCGGAATACCGTGAGAAACATGGCAGCGGGTGAACTTGCTAAAAGGTTCATAGTTGGATGACAGGTTTTCGGTGACTTTTTAAGGCGAAAAGACACAACACGGTAAATTCAGCCGGAACAGAGGCGAGGTCATGAACAGACCGAGAGAGCCTCCACAGGAGGAAACAGGATGCAGGAAATGAAATATTTCAACGAGGGAAATGATTGCGACATCTGCAAAAACCAACTCATGACAGGACGAGACGGAACGGTCGAGGATTGCCGGAGGAGACAGAATGGGTTGTCATGCAGATTCGAGGAGCGTGACATTCGGACATGTCCGGTGTGCGAACATGAGGTTGATCGTGAGGATATGTATTTCACAAAGGATTGTCATGGAATCCCGTTCAGACTGGTGTGTGACAGATGCTATCAGAGAATCATGTCAAAAGGATATGACGGGGAATATTACACAGAGGCAGACGAACAGATTGAGGACGACTATTGAGAGCCGAAACGGGCAGCAGTCGCCCGTCTGTGTGGGATGACCGCCCACGCATTGACAAGGCAGGTCAGAACAGGAGGTCAGACGGATGGAAGTCGGACGTATATTGCCAACCGAGGCAGCAGTCATATTGAATGTATCACCGCAATTCATCCGAATAGCGATGCAGCAAGGGAAACTCCCTATCGGAACAGCGGTGCAGATGTCATCAATATGGACTTATCACATTTCGGAGAAACTGCTTGCAGATTATTCCGGAAAAGACATACAGGCAGAACTTGAGAGAATCAGAGGAAAGAGAGGAGCGTGACATATATGTCAAAGGATGAAAGAAAAGAAATGATTGAGAATATCGCAGAGCGGTTCACACAGATGGATGACGTTGACAAGTCCTATATTGCCGGATATATGGCAGGAAAACAGGAGGAACGTCAGAAATGGGAGCAGCAGGGAAAGACAGCGGTTGCAACAGCGTGAGGATGACTTGTGTTTGATACGGAGGGGGCGATTTACGAGGAATACACCTAAAAAATGAATATGCAGAGCATGAGAAAAAAGAGCAAAAAGAAAGGAGACCGTTGCAGC